CTGTGTTAGTAATGTAAGTATTCCTAACGCAGCTGACTTCATAACTAAGTTAGTTGGTAAACTAAGACTTTTAGAAAATGACCAAGTAAAGTATGTTAATAACTTAGTTAAAAAAGTACAAGAAAACATACATAATAATGCTAAGCAAGACAATCAGACTAAAGAACCTATAACGGACGAAAGAACTAAAGTAAAATCGGAACCTTTAAAATTAGAATTATATAGAAGTTTTAAAACATTGAATGATAGGTGGATAGCTGCCCTATCTTTAGGGGATAACACATTATTTGAAAAGTTTTTATTTTTAGATACGGCTAATAGAGATATAGGTAATGAAGCTATAATTAATATCTGGAACCTCATAAAACTAGATTCACCATTTGAAGCGGGTAGTTCTAAAACCTTAACTCAAAGTATAGACGGGTATATTAGTATGATATTGAAAGATAATTATTTTAATTATATTCCATTACCATCTTATATTAATTTTTTTAATATAGAAAATGATGTAACACAACGTCAAGGAAATGCTTTATTTGGGACATTTAAAGAAGTAGATACACTACAATCAGGTCCCGCATTTTTATGTCAATATGTGGGTGAACCATCTTCACAATTAGATGTTAGAACACCAGACAATGGATTTAGTTCGGATGGATTTAATCTAAATCTACCAAGTCCCAACCCACTAATTTCACCAGATTGTGGAGACCCTAACCTATCTAATAAAGTTATGGGATTCAATGTAGACTTCGGTATTCCAAACCAAAATATATTTGAATCGGTAACATTAGACCAAACTCAATATCAAGATACTTCTGAAAGTTTTAAAATTTTACAAGAAATGGCAGATTCTGGTGGTGGAGGTACAACATCTATGGCTTCTGTTTCATTATTTAATATATACGCAAATCGTTCATATACAGCAAAAATAACATGCATGGGTAACGTTACAATACAACCAACCCAATACTTTCAATTAAGGTATCTACCTATGTTTAATGGAGCCTATCAAATAATAAATGTAGAACACAACATAACACCTAATAACATAGAAACGACATTTGATGGGGTAAGACAACCAATCCCAGAATTACCAGATATAGAAGACCTAGTACAAAAAATTAATGAAAAGTTATATCAACAAGCTGAAGAACATGTAAAAGACCAAAATTTAACGGATTTATTTTTAGACCAACATAATTTTTCAGCTAGAGAACTTAATCTACTACCTAAAAATAATGGATTTTTAGATAAATTCTTTGATGCTGGAAATGATTGGGGTAATGTGGTTGATGCAAAGTTTAGTCAAGCACCTATTTTTGACCCAGAAATTGTACACAAAGGGATAGATATAGCTCCAAAAAGTGAATACATTAAAAAATCCGAATCCGTACCAGGTATTGAAATTTTTCCAGTACTAAATGGAGTAGTTACAAAAGTAGTTAACGGTTGTAAACCACTACAAAAAACAAATGAATGTGCAGATTATGGTAATTATATTGAAATAAAATCTAAAAATGTGGGTATTTATGTCGACACTAACGGAGTAGAATCCAGTGAAGGGGAATTTAACCAACTAGTGGGACCAATTTCAAATATAGAAATAAATAAATCTTTAGCTGAAATAGAAGTGGGGGACACCCAAGAATTACCAACAATATATTATTTAACTAGGTACGCGTTTTTAAGGGAAAATATTCAGGTTAAACAAGGTGATAAAATAAGTATTACCGATATAGGAAATAGAGTTATCGGGTATATGGGTAATTCCGGACCATCCGAAGATACACATATACATTTAGAAATTAAAAGAGCGGTTAGTATTAAGGTTGGAGCCAACAATAGATTTGTGGAACATTACTTAGACCCACTTAATATATTACCAGCTTATAAACCACAATAAATTGATAAATCACATAAAATTGACTATTCTTAAGTTTGGTAATATTTATATATATAAACAATAAAAATTCGTAGATATGATTAGTGAAAATTTAAAACAAAAATTAGGTAATTTTTTAGGTAAAAATACTAATAATATTGTAGAAAACGGCCAAACTGAGGACGGACAACAAGTTTGTGATTTAGATACTGGTGTATGTTATACTATTAGAAGTAGAGATGGTTTAATAGAAAGAGTAGAAAATAGTATTAGAGTAAATAGAAAAGTTCAGGTAGAATCACCTAATGGGGACGTAAAACAATTATTAAATGGGTAAATTAGAAAAACAATTATTAGAGGAATTATCCAGATTTAATCAGATTAAACACAATAGTGAAAATCTAGAAGAACAAATGGTTGGGGCTATTGCTAGTTTAGGTATGGGCAGTAAAGTAGATGAGTTATTAGAAAAAGCAAAAAAATTAGAGGAATTAGAAACTTTAGGTGAACAAGAAGATGCCGAATTACCAGATGCTGGTGAAGAAGTTGCTGATGAAGAAGTTGCTGATGAAGACGCTGAAGCAGATGCTACCCCACCAGATTTAGAGGGTGGTGATGAAATCGATGCTGATATAGCAGATATAGATGTAGACGTTACTGACGTAGGTGATGAACCAGCTATTGAACCAGTTGGTGGTGAAGAAGGGACTGAAGAGTTAGATGTAACAGATTTAGTAACTAAACAAGAAGAGGTTGGTGATGAATTAGCCGACCAAAAAGACATACTATCAAAAAATACTGAAAGTTTAGATGATTTAATGAATAAATTATCAGACTTAGAAACACAACTATCTTCTATGGAAGATGTCGCGAATAAGATAAGTAGTTTAGAAGATAAACTTGAAGAGTACAGACCACGTACACCTGAAGAACAAATAGGTTTAAGAAAACATGATAGTGGACCATTCAATAAAACACTAAGTGATTTCTTTACTGACAAAGAAGAAGTTTTTGATAAAACTGGTAAAAAACAATATATCCTAACACCAGAAGACGTTGAAGACTACAGTGAACAAGACATTCAAAAAAGTTTTGACGCAGAAGACGAAGATTAAGCCTTTCTTTGTTTGACATCCACCCATTATATTATTATACTTACATAGATATTAATTAATTAATTATTAAAAAAAAAATTTATGAGTAATAGTTTAGATGCAGTTTTAGCTCAATATGAGAAAAACAAACAAAGTGGTGGTTCCACAAAACCACAGATGACATCAGAAGAAAGAATGAAACAATACCTTTCTATTATGTTACCAAAAGGAACAAAATCAGGAGAAAAAAGAATTAGAATAGTACCGACTACAGACGGTTCATCACCATTTAAAGAAGTATTCTTCCATAACGTACAAGTACAAGGAAGATGGCAAAAACTTTATGACCCAGGAAAAAATTCAGATGGAAAACCTTCCGGTGAAAGAAGTCCATTAAATGAGGTTGAGGAAGCTTTAAGATTAGCCGGTGACGCACAATCAAAAGAATTAGCACGTTCTTATCGTTCACAAAAATTTTATATTGTAAAAGTTGTTGATAGAGATAATGAAGAAGACGGTGTAAAATTCTGGAGATTTAAACACAACTGGAAAGGAGACGGACCAATCGATAAAATAATCCCAATTTGGAGAAATAAAGGAGATGTTACCGACATTAATGAGGGTAGAGATTTAATTCTTATTTTACAGTCAGTACCATTACCTGGAGGTAGAGGAGAGTATACAACAGTATCTTCTGTTATGTATGAAGACCCAGGAAAATTGTCAGAAGATGACAGTCAAGTAAAAGAATGGACAGGTGACGAAAGAACTTGGAAAGATGTTTATTCACAAAAACCAGTTGAATACTTAGAAGCAATTTCTAAAGGATTAGACCCAGTTTGGGATTCAGAACAAAAAAAGTATGTTTATGATGACCCGAACAGTGTTAGTAAAGCCACAACCACAAGTACGTTAGGTTCTACCTCTACTGACCCACAAGCAAACGACCCACAAGACGAAGACTTACCATTTTAATTAGGGGATATGGCATTGAAAAAAAGAACATTCTCGGAGTTAAAAAATAAATTTTCAAAGAAAGCTAACTTTAAACCAGAAAGATTTTTTGATTTAGGGAAAGCTTTCCTTGATGCAACAGGATTACCTGGACCAGCAATGGGTCATTTACAAATGTTTCTTGGTCATTCGGACACCGGAAAAACTACCGCATTAATTAAAGCCGCAGTAGATGCACAGAAAAAAGGCATACTCCCCGTTTTAATTATAACGGAACAAAAGTGGGGTTTTGAACACGCTAAACTTTTAGGTTTTGACTGTGAAGAGGTTGTAGATAAAACAACTGGTGAGGTTGATTGGGACGGATTTTTCCTATTTAATAACGATTTTCAGTACATAGAAGAAATTACTGACTACATCAACACATTACTAGATGCACAAGATAAGGGTGAATTACAATATGATTTACTATTTTTATGGGATTCTGTTGGGTCAGTACCTTGTAAAATGACTTTTGATGGTAAAGGTGGTAAAATGCATAATGCAGCAACTTTAGCGGATAAAATAGGTATGGGTTTAAACCAGAGAATAGGTAAATCAAGAAGGCAAGATTCAAAGTATACAAATACACTTGTAGTGGTAAATCAACCATGGGTGGAATTACCCGATAATCCATTTGGACAACCTAAAATTAAAGCAAAAGGTGGGGAGTCTTTATGGTTAAACTCTACGTTAGTATTTAGATTTGGTAATCAAAAAAATGGTGGAACAACAAATATTACGGCTGTAAAAGAAAAACGAAAAGTAAAATTTGCCACTAGAACTAAAATCACTATCATGAAAAATCATGTTAATGGTTTGGGTTATGAGGATGGAAAAATACTTATAACACCTCATGGTTTTATAGCTGGTAGAGAAGCTAGTGAAGAAAAAAAATCAATAGAAAAGTATAAACAAGAAAACGCTACCTTTTGGTCTGAGCAATTAGGCGTTGGGGGTGATTTCGATTTAAAAATAGAAAAAGAAAATGACTAAATTAAAAACAGGAGACAAAGTAAAAGTGCATTATGTTGGCACACTAAAAGACGGCACAGAATTCGATAGTTCAAGGACAAGAAATGAAGAGCTAGAATTTTCTATCGATGATGGAAAACTACTAAAAGGATTTAATGACACAGTTAAAGAATTAAACGTAGGTTCTAAATCTACCGTAGAACTACCAGCGAAAGAAGCGTATGGTGAATATGTTGAAGAAGCAGTTATGGAGGTTAAGAAAAAAGACTTTCCAGCAGACATGAAATTTGAACTTAATAGTTTTGTACAAGGACAAGATAATAATGGAAGACCAGTACAAGCACAAATAGTTAAAATTAATGAAGAAACTGTTAAATTAGATTTAAATCACCCCTTAGCTGGAGAAGATTTAAAATTTGAAATAGAATTAGTTGAAATAGTAAAGTAAAAAAATTGTTTAACCTTTTAGACCTATACTTTGACAAGAACATTATTAGTTGACGGAAACTCCTTATTAAATACTGGTTTTCACGGAATAAAAAATCTGTATAATGGTGACGAACACATTGGTGGTTTATACCATTTTTTAAACACACTAAGAAAGCATATTGATGGTTATCTAATAACTAAGATAGTAGTTTTTTGGGACGGCAAAGAAAACACCCACCCAAGAACAAAGTTTTATCCGGAATATAAATTAAATAGGAGACTAAAAAAGAAATCTACGGATGAGCTACAGTCTTATGCCCGACAAAAATTAAGGACACAAGAATATCTTGAAGAACTATATGTTAGACAATCTACGTTTGATTTATGTGAAGCTGACGATTGTATAGGTTATTACACACAAGAGTCTAAGGACGAAGAAATTATAATTTTAACTTCAGATAGAGACCTACTACAACTAATATCCGACCATGTATCAATACATATATTATCACTAAATAAAATATTTAAGAATGGAGATAAAGTACCATTAAATGGTATTTATATACCACCATGTAATGTTAGGGTTGTTAAAACTATTTGTGGTGATTCTTCAGATAATATATATGGTATAAAAATGGTTGGAGTTAAATCCCTAATAAAAATAATACCGGAAATTCTAGAAGAAAAAATAACCTTAGAAGATATTATAAATAAAATAAAGGTAAAAGATAAAATTACCAAGAAAGAAAATAATATTTTAGAAGGCGTAACCCAAAAAGAACCAAAATTATTAACTAATGAGTTAAAAAATACCACTACATTAGAAATAAATTACAAAATAATAGGTTTGGGGGAACAATTCTTAACTCTAGAAGCAATAGAAGGAATAAAAGAATTGTCAAAAGAAGCGATAGACCCAGAAGGAAGACACTGGAAAAACGCTTTAGACTTGATGATGTCAGATGGAATTCTTAATATTTTACCTAAGAAAGATGATTCTTGGGTGGATTTTGTAAGACCATTTTTAAGATTAACTAGAATAGAAAAAGATTTTTATAAAAATAAAAAAGATGAATAAAATAAAACACAAAGGAGACAATACACAAAAATGTGAATTTGTACTAACACTAGGAAAAAATATCGTATGCCAAAGATTTTTTTCTGTCAGAAATTTTAACCCAAAAGCTGCACAATCCTTAAATTTACATTATATGGTAAAAGATATCATGTTAGATTTAACTGAAGATTTAAAGTGGAAAACTTTATTATTACTAGAAAGTAGTTTTAGAGAAAGTAATAATGAACTCTCTAGAGACTCAGAAGAGGAATATTTTACAATAACAATCAAAAAGGGTAATAAGATTATTTTGACGAGAAGCTTACAAGCTACAATGTTCCCACCCAAAGTCAGATACACAGTAGACATAAGACCTAGAATTACTACAATTCTAAGAGAATTAACTGAGGTACTATCTAATAGAAAAGTTGACAACTACTACCAAGATTATTGTTTAATTGTTAACGAATAATGTATTTATTACAAAACAGATTTATAGATGAGTGAAAAAAAGAATTTTGGATACCTAGGGTATAGTTTCCAGTTAAAACTACTGAATTTAACAATTACTGATAATGCATTTTTTCAGTCAATAATAGATGCTATATTACCTAAATATTTTGATAATCAGTATTTTAAATTAATTATGCAATTAATTAAAGAATATTATGAAAAATATAACACAGCACCATCGTTTGACGCTTTAGACCAATTAGCGAGAATTGAGATTTCTTCGGAAATGGCAAGAAAATATATATTTGATATGTTAAAAGAGATAAAAGACGCTGATTTTGCTGACCATCTCTTTATTAAAGAAAAATCCATTAAATTTTGTAAACAACAAGAACTAAAAAAGGCCATTAAAAAAGTTGAAAATATAATGGAAAAAGGTGATTTTGAAAGTTACGATAAATGTGAGGAGTATATTAGAGATGCCATCAAAATAGGTGATGGTGATTTAGGTAGTTTTGAAATTTTTACAGAATTAGAAAAACTATTAGAAGATGATTATAGACATCCTATACCTACTGGTGTGGATGGTTTAGATAATATATTGAATGGTGGGTTAGCTAAAGGTGAAATAGGGGTTGTATTAGCACCTACAGGTGTGGGAAAAACAACTATGTTAACTAGATTCGCAAATACGGCATTCAACATGGGATATAATGTTTTACAGATATTTTTTGAAGACAACCCAAAAATTATACAAAGAAAACATTTTACCTGTTGGACGGGAATACCAAATGACGAATTAAGTAACCACAAAGAAACTGTATTAGATAAAGCAGATGAAATGAAAAAAACTGGGGGTAAATTAATACTTAAAAAATTACCTTCGGATGAAATGACAATTTTACAGATTAAAAATCAAGTAAGAAAAATTATATCTGAAGGAACTAAAATAGATATAGTATTAATTGATTACATTGACTGTATATTACCAGACCGTTCA